GTGGGATGTGACTTGGGAGCATTCTGTCAGACTCGTTTCCTACCCAATTTCGCAAGAAGTTAAGGTTAGTCTACAGACACACTCCGCTAGCCGTGAATCCTCTGATTGTGAATTTTCCTGCTAAGCCAGCCTGTTTTAGCTCGACTTTAATGGTCTTATCTTTCTTTTGAAGCTCAGTCCAAATACTATCGACCATGGCAGGGGGAAGATCAAAGGAAACTTAATTCTTAAACTCTTTGATTAGTCTAAGATCCACTCTTTCAATAAGTTTCCAATGCTGTGTTCTGTCCCATCCACTCCCGTCTCCTTCTACGTATTGAACCTAGTCTCGTGTTATGAATTGGTTCAAATACTCGGCGGCTTCCATTGGCGACTTCCCTGCAAGTGTATTGACAGAAGTCTTTACCAATGGTACGAAGAATCGCTTCATCACAGCAGCTAACATCGGCTTGGTTCCTTTTGGGTTGATTATACACCTTGCCTTGATACTACCGTAATCTTGCTCTCCCTCTAGACCAGGTTCATTGCTCTTGAAAAGAAAATTATACATGGTCTTACATTTGCCGCTTTAGAGAAAAGCGTCATACTCTTCCTGGTAGAGGTCTCTTTTGTTCGGCTACACGTCTTTGTTAATGAAGTCTTGGATATCAACGTGTCCGAACGACTGGTCATTCTAGCGAATGTATACCAGATTCTCCCTCAACTTAGGGATTATACGGTCCATCACAAGGTCCACTGCTTTCAGGCTCTGCTCTGTAGGTTAACTAATGCAAGAGAAATGTCTTCCGTACACCAGATAGCAAAAGTTCTTAGCACACTGTCTTGAGTATACGGTTTTAATTCCCTTGATAGCCACTACTACCTTAGCCTTTTTATCCACCCTACATGTACAAGGAATGGAATCGTAAGCGGGAGGCTCTCTTCCTAATTTGACGCCTCTGATCTTGACCTACCAAAGAGGAACTGTATCTTATCTCAGAGGAGCAGTAGTCGAATTATACAGTTTCTACGACACGTGCTACTCCCCTGGACTTCCATAACTCTACTTAAGAGCCTCTTTGATCTTGAACCCTCTCCTACCTCCACCTCTCAGGCCCTGAGGAACAGCCCCAATCTTCTTCTGCTGTTGTACTCCTTCCGCTTTGCTTCGTCTCTTCTCTAGCCATAGATGAATGTTGTTCTTGATAAGATGGTAATAATACAACGGGCCTATGGGCATGATTGAAACTCCGCTAACGCGTACTCGTACAAACTGGGACGACTCCTTGAGCCATGCTGCTCCGATCACAACTCTGCTTGTCCAACTAAACTCCTCCTCCACGTCTCGGTTCATGGTCCACAACATCCTGATGACCTAGTACATTCTATAGACGGGGCTCATGCCTTGAGCTGAAAACCGCCCATACAACATCCATCTGATGAATAGTAGGCTCATCCATCCTGCAGTCGGGAAGAAGAAAGAGGCTATCTAGAACCAAAGAGCGAACTGACCGTGAGGGTCACAGTATTCGTAGAAGCCTTTCACGAGTCCGTAGACAGTTGGGCCTGAAATCCAGAACATGTAATGGGTCAATAAGATTTCAGGAACTAACAGAATGCAATGTAATACCGTGGCTACGAACCGAGCACCTAATGTAGCTTCGATCATGGTGGGGGTTCGCTCGATAAGGGAAAGCATTCCGGTAGTTCTTTTACCGCATAAAGTCCAGACCACTCGTGATGAGATTAGTTGGGTGAACAAACCGAACAGAAGACAGTTCCACATAATGCCATGAAGTCCTACACTGGATGAACTCAGCAATGTAAAGAGTAAGACTTAAAACTTGACCGACACTACTAGCACAAATGTCCTCAAGAGCATAACGTATATGGTGTTGAAGATTATAACGTTGAAACCCTAGAAGAAATCAGCTGCTGACTTGGTTGTTATTGCATCGTATGTCATGGCACAGTAGTTTGCCCCGTCTGCTCCAGTCTCTTTGATGACTTTGATTAGAGTAGACTCGTTGAACCGGGCTGTAGCATAATTCATGGCTTGTCTCATAGTCCCGGGCATTTGATCTAACATCTTGTTGGTACGGTTTACTAAATCTAAAGATGTTAATCCTTCCTTGATCCTTTCTGGCAGATGTAGGGCTTCGACCCCATCGGTAATGGCATAAGCTACTTGCTTCACTGTGGCACCGATCTCGTTTACTGTCTTATTCAGACGCAAACAAGACACCTGGTTGGCGACTTACTCAGCAGTCCTGGTAACTGCTGTCGTGATAGCTTCGCTATTCTTTTCGAGAATGTTCATGCCTAGCTTGTGAAGGAAACCGCCTACTGTGGTAGGTCCTGGTGTCTCGATCCGCTGCTATAAATCCGATTGGTTCCGCCTGTTCTGCTGTACACACAAGTAAACAAGGGCATTGAGGGCGTTGAGGGCTCCATGGGTTCTCTTTTAGGCTATTCCCTTTACGGCAGTGGCGTTCGCCATGACTGCACGCGTATAACTCATTATCTTCGTGGTAGGACTGACAGTGAGCGTGTTGGAAAAAGCGTAATTGAAGAGGTCTTCCTAGATGAAGAAGGGAGAGTGTTTTACCCATATGGATACATGGTCTTTCAGGAGAGGATTGACGCTGATTTCGAAAGACTTGTACCCAGTTGGCTTGTACCTATAACTCTAAACTCCCCAGAGAATCATAGGCGGCACTGAGTACTAACTGCGATAAGCCACCATATA